GGAGACAGCTACTCTCAGCCTATAAGCTACGTATCGGAACATATAGTAGCACCACCATCTAATTTTATTAGAGGTTGTGGTATTGGGGGTAAGACTGATTTGTTTTATAAAGGTACTGGACCTACAGATTATGTACCAAGTATGCTCAAGAAAGCTTGGAATAAGTTAACTCCCGACAAACCGTACCCGTTACCTAGTGGCAGAATGCCTGTAATACGAGAACAAGTTACATATCAATTTGAGTCAGGAGATAAGATAACAATATCACCATGGTGGAAGGCTAACGCTACGTGGGTCAAAACTATAACTCCCGCAATGAGTCCAGATCTCTTGTAAATAATGGATAAGAGACCTGAATTATTGTACTGCAACATATTGGAAAACATAAATATGGATAAGGAGTACAAGTCCTTAACTATAGAAGAAGTATTGTTTGGAGGAGACTATACACGTCAGCAGGATAGATCTACGTCTACAGGGTTTTTCGGGTTAGCTCACGGAATAAAGGATAGAAAAGATTTGTTTTCTAAGGAAACAAATTTCATACACCCTAAGTTCAAGTCCGCTATAGAAGAATCCATTAAAATGTGTGAAAAAGGTATAACACCTACTTTTGTTAATATTCAGTCCTTAAAGGATGAATTATTGGATATTGATGATGTAGAGAATCATAAAGTTAGAGCTTTTGCAGTGGCAGATCTAGTACAATTGGTTTTGCTAGCAACAACAGTTGGTCAGGCAGTTTATAGTATAAAATCTGATGCCCTTTCACCCTTTGTATTAGGGGTTAACCTTCACAGCATAGATGCGTCTTTGTTAAAGAAAAAGATGTATAGGTTTGCAAATAGTGGGGGTAAAGGCGCTGGAGATGTTAAGAATATGGATGGTTCTGTACCTCCTATTCTTATAGATTTTATGGCAAAATTTTTCAATGAGTTTTATCTTTATGAGCGAGGTACTAAGGAGTATAACAGGTTGTATGCTGCATGTAGAAGCATACTTAGTGTTTTCTGGATGAGAGGTTCACATCTCTATAAGAATTGTAGAGGTCAGG